GAGGCCGATCTATGGCGCGAGGAATAAAAAAAGATAAAACTACAGTCGATAAATGCAACAAGCCCGGCTGGAATTACATGTTTTTTGATGACGAAGCCGTCATCGGATACGAGCCGCCCGAAGGGAACTATGACGTGATGCTCAATGCTATAAAAATTACCGTTGAATCTCACAATAGGGAATTCCCCGAAAAACCGTGGGATTACCACACTGTCGCTCCGCCGCCCCCGCCGCCCCCAGTTACCTCGTTTGATCCCGTCTTGGGACATTGGCAGTGCGCCCTTGTATTGGACGATGGGACAATTGTTGACGGCCTAATTTATACCGCAGAGTTTGAATGGAACTGGACAGGATGGAAAGGCGGAACCATGAACCTTGTGATGGAATCATACAACCTAGATCATCCAGACAACAAGGCCCACCTCGTGTGGGGTACAGAGTAACCACAGATTATTATTTGTAACAAAAAGGCAAGCCGGGCTTGCCTTTTTTCATTTTATACCGTAAAATATAAGCATGGGACAACACAAGGGACATCCGGGTCCTGTTAAGCCGGAAGAAGAAAAGATGAACAAGATGGTTCGAACTGGGTTTACTCCAAACGAACTGGCGCTCCTTAAGGCGAGAGCGAAAGAATTAAAACTGACGCTTTCAAAATATCTGCGTACACTTTTTATCGCAGATATCACAAAAAACGTTTAACCGGAGTCACGGCCAGTTAAACTCAAACGGACGGAATCAGCCCTTTTATATGATGGCCGCTTCCGGCACTCGAGACCCGTCCTCCCGAATTGTCGGGCGTGACGCGGCCATCTTATAAAGGGGTCGGATTTGAACACACCGAGAGATTACCAGCGAGAGGCCGTTGATTCCGTCTACACCTACTGGAACAAACCGAAATCAAAACACGGAATTGTCGTTATCCCCACAGCCGGGGGGAAATCCTTTGTAATGGCGATGTTGATAAAAGAGATATGCGAAAAATGGCCGGGAACCCGCATCCTTTGTTTAACGCACGTTCAGGAATTAATCGAGCAAGATCACAAGGAATTATTGGAAACATGGCCGGAAGCCCCGGCCGGGATATATTCTGCTGGACTCGGAAGGAAAGACCTTGTCGCCCCGATTCTTTTCGCCGGGATCCAGTCGATCGAAAAAGCCGTGAACCGCCTGCATCCGCCCCCCGAAATTGTACTGGTTGACGAATGCCATCTGATACCCAGGAACGATCAAACGCGCTATATAAAAACCCTGTCGATACTTTCCATGATGTACCCACACCTCCGCGTTGTGGGCTTCACGGCTACCCCGTATCGCATGGATTCGGGTTGGCTTCACAAGGGTGAAGACGCGATGTTTCAGGATATTATCTATTCCGTCGAGCCACAGTATTTAATCGATCAAGGATACCTTTCCCCCGTTTTCGCTCGCGCAGGAGCGATCAAGATAGACACGTCAGACGTTCACAAGCGAGGCGGGGAATTTATATCCGGAGAGCTTGAAAAAGCGGCTATGGCCGGGGATACGACGGCGGTGGCCGTTGCCGATTTCATCGAACGGGGGAAAGACCGAAAGAAATGGCTCGTATTCGTGACCGGCTTGGCTCACGCGGAACAGGTCTATCAGGCCGTCATAAACGAGGGTATCACGGCGGACGTCGTAACTGGGACAACTTCGAAAGCCCAGCGGAAAAAAATAGTTGAAGAATTCAAGTGCGGACAGATAAAATGCCTCATAAATATCGACGTTTTAACAACTGGGTTTAATTGCCGGGATTTGGACATGATTGTCATGCTACGGCCAACGGGAAGTCCGTCCCTCTACGTCCAGATGGTAGGACGCGGAATGCGCACGGCAACGGGTAAAACTGATTGTCTTCTGTTGGATTTTTCGGCCAATGTCGTAAGGCATGGGCCAATCGATGCCGTTGACCCTGAAGCGCCGGGAAAAGGCGAAGGGGTTGCGCCGGCAAAAGAGTGTGTTTGTGGCGCTATAATAGCTGCGGGCTTCCGAATTTGCCCGGTATGCGGGCATGAATTCCCGGCTCCTGAACCAAAGATTGCGCCTCGACCTGTCGCCGCCCCCGTCCTGAAAAGCCAGATTCTCCCCCAGGAATACACCGTTACCGGCTGCCGATACGCCCGGCACACGAAGCAAGGTAAAAAAGATTCGGTCAGGGTCGAGTATACCTGTGGATTCCTCACGTTCAAAGAATGGGTCTTTCCCGAGGCCGGGACTCCTAACCTTGCCTTTTATTATGGGAAATTCTTGACGGCTGCCGGGGTGGCATACGCCGATTGGCCCCGGACCGTAGAGGCGTTTCTTGCCAAGCCGCCCCGTTCACCCCTAAAGATTTGGGTCACTCAGGAAGGGAAATTCGACCGCGTGACACGAAAGGAATACGGGGAGGGGGCGCCGGAGGTGGAAGTGGATATGCCGAGAATAAAACAGAGGTACGATATGGAAAGGGAAGAAAAAGAGCCTATATACACCGATACTATTCCGTTTTAGACCTTTTTGACATAACAGCGGCCCTTATGTGTCTTGCCGTACATACGAAAGCATAATATACTTAACTCATGGAAAATTCCGACGTAATCATGCTACTGGGCGAAATACAAAAGGTAGCTGTTATATCCGCGCAAACACAGACAAGCGTTAACCTTTTACGCACTGAAGTGTCTGATATGAAAAAAGACACAGCCTCCTGCACTGATGTCGCGAGGGTCGAGGAAAAAATCTGCAATCATATAGAAAACCACAAAGAAAACAGAGGGCTAACACCTGTCTGGCTTGGTCTTTTAACCACGGCAGCAATGACCGTAATCGGCTTTTTTTTAAAGAGGTAAAGCGTGAAACACCAAACTGACCAGCAGTTAACCCATTATATCAATAAATACGGCTGTTTTTTTATGTGTATGTGTTATTGGATTAAATGGCAGATTGAAGGCAAAGAACCTGATTATGGCTTTTTGAATGCCTTGTGGTCGAACGCTATCAATATAGGGGTACTTTCCGGGGACTTGAACCATGACGGTGATATGAATGATCCGGGAGAACTCGAAATTCTTGATAAAAACCGGCTTCTTTCTCTTGCCGGACTGAGAATAAAGTATATCGGAGCCTTTGCGCCTGATAAAATTATACCCAAAGGGAACTTTGCAATCGGGGAATTTTACAATGCACGGACAAAATTTACCCATTTTATCGCTATTGGCCCGGATAAAAAGGCAGTGTATGACCCGATACTCAACTCAGTAACGTACCGGGAAGGTGTCTTAAAAACCATTAGATTGTTTGCATAGCTCGACCGGCTTTAAGGGCAAGGAGATTTTATGATTGATTTTCTTAACAAGGTGAAAGCGTTTTTTGATCAGAAGTGGGTGCAAGTTGTCCAGGTTGTGGTTGCCCTCGCGGGACTGGTTTCAGCCCTTACCGGACAAGTAATTGACCTTGGCAAAGTCGCCACTGTTGTCACTCAAATAGGTATTGCTGGGCTTGGCATTATCTGGCTGATTGAGACAATCGCCGCGGCCTTCGCAAAAAAGAAATAATGTGCGCAAAAAAACTATTGTTTTCATTGTCATTATTCTTGTTTTGCTCGTTATTGGCGTTTTCGCAGGGTGGAAATTCGTCGCCGCAGGGGGTGGACTTGTTGGCCTTGTTGGCGCAACCATTGCCGGAATTTCCGGTAAACGAAAGCCTGCTGTCGATACCGTCGCCGAAGCAGACAAACGAGCAATTGACGCTGAACGAGAGAACCGCGCGGCAGCTGGAAGCATGGATAGCGTATCAAGCCGAAGTGAAGACATACGTACTACGGGTGAACGACTGGTCCAGTCAGGTGACAACCTCGTGGAATCAAGTAAAAGCCTCATCGACGAATTACGAAGCGTCGACGCAAACGCAAATAAAGGTACGTGATACCGAAATAAAAAAGCTTGGTGGTAATGTCGTTAAATATACGATTGTGGGCTTTTTGGTAGGCGCTGCCAGTGGCTTTATCTCGGGACTTTTAGTTCACTAATAGAATAAGCCTCGCGGATAATTCAATACCCGCGAGACATATTCTTTATCGACTCCGTTCTTTTTAACGCCCGTACAGCCTTGACGATGGGCAGCAATAGCACGGTCTCGAGTTCCCAAGGTTCTTAGATTATCTATATACAAACGGCCTGTCAGAATGGCCGTAGCAAGCGGATCAAAGGGATTATATTCTCCGTATAATCGCGCCCGTTCTGCATGATATTTCTCGTTTATCTGGAAGCGTCCAAGGGAAATACCGTCGTCACCGATTGCCCACTGATTGCCCGTTGACTCCGCAAAGGCGATCCCGTAGAGAATTTCGACCGGACAGCCGGTTAATTTGGACGCGATTTCATAGGTCGTCAGGGCATGGACTGGTATTGATAAGGCGATGAGTAGGAATATTATTACTTTTTTCACCGAAAGCCTCCGTCAGTATTTTCTTTACCTTTTTCTGTACGGTGTCGTATTCCTCAACCGTTATGCTCGAGCGGAAAAAAAGGTCGACCTCTTCC